TTTCAAACCCATTGCTTCCCGGAACAGACCATAGCGGTCGACGAATATCAGGCTTGCCTGAACTGTCGCGCGCATAGAGCTGCGGGGTACTCGGTGAGACCAGATAACTGCTATTCACCCAGTCTTGCGACCTGGTGATAGAGAATGGATCGCTACCGATATGACGAGTTGAGATGCGGTACTGCCATCTACGGAATGACTGTAGAGGGTAGTCACGATCGTGATCACCGTGAGGTGATGTGCTCGCCAGCAAATCCTGTAAGGACTCTGCTCGTGTATACACTGAGTAGAGGGGTGAAACGTAATCGCCTGGGTAAATACTTACCTTTGTTAAATCAAGGCGGCGAAACATTTCGAAAGAGACACCACCGTAACCACTCCTTCTTTGTGCTCGGTTTTTGAATCGGGTCCAGTCAGAAGTACCGACTAGGACACCATCTCCATAACCGTCGGGCCCAAATAGGCGCAGCTCCGTCGGGATACACTGTAGTGCCATTTCTGCAAGTTCGGTATCATACGAACGTGCAAAGAAATTGTGTATCACGTAGAGTTGTTCCGCCGACATGTTGTTTTTTACATACACGGGACGGATGTTGAAGCCCTTGTAGTAATCAGCACCACAGCTTTCACGGAAAGGACCATAACCACACTTAGATTCATTTATCATGAACCCGCATGCGGTCAGGAGCTCTCTGACATCACCCTCGAATTCTGAGGGACAGATGATGTCATCTCCGTAAGCACGTACGTTATCACCTTTCCCGCCACAAGCGGCGAATGTGAGTGCGTAAAAGATTAGAGTTTCGAGAGGGAAAGTGAAACCGTTTCCCATCGAGCAAAACATCTCCAATCTAATGTGGTGACCCCTGTAGGAGGTGTCGCGACAGCCGGCGTGCATCAGAAGTTGGTACCACTCCTCTGGGAAGAGAAAGCGGACCAACATACGCGCGATCGTCGCAGACGCTGATTTTAAATCTAGTGTTTGGATTAACCCGGTGAGAGAACCCACACGGGCCAGTTGCTGGTTAAGCTCCTGATTCCGAATATCTAGACCTACAACTGAACGTAGCCGACCTTCGATCCACTTCCCTAACCCCAGTTGCAACAGGGTGTTGAGAGTTGGTTGAATTTCG